ATTTTCGATGGCCCTACCCATTGGTGGCCGCGCCGCACCGAATTAGTGCATGGCTGTATTGTTATATTAGGTGCGGTAGCTGCTGTCGTTAGCGTTTTTGCCGCAATCTGGAGGTATCTTATATGACCGACGATTTAGTGCAGCGTCTGCGAAGAACATATCTCAAGGAATATGCGCCGACGGGGTCAATGGTTGGCGACATTTCAAACCGGCTGCGTCCGTTCCCTATTTTGGCGACCGAGCTTCTGTTTAATCCCGATGGCCGCGAAGCAGCCGACCGCATCGAAGCCCTGCGTGAGGCTTTGGCCGAGCAAGTAGAGGCGTGCTTCTGCCCCGACTGCGAAATGTGTTTCCGCCACGAACAACTTTTGAAGGAGACAGGACAATGACCCATCACCCCGAATGCGAAGACGCAACCGGCGCATATTCCGGTAGCTGCACATGCGCCATTATTAAGAGAAGGGAAGAAGCAGGCGAACACGAAACCTTTACACATCCCGACAACGTGTAAAGAAACTGGGAGATTTTTGACATGAGCAACAAAAGCGAAGTGAACGTAAGCAGTGGGGTGGGTTTTATCGGCATGTGCTTTTTCCTATTCTACAACTTCAACAACGCGAAATACGACCTGTATGACGCCATTATGCAATGGCTAATGAAATGACCCTACGCCGCTTCCTGCAAGAGAATTTCGGCTGGGACATATACGAATGGGAGCCTGATGACTTGCGATTCTAAGACCTTCGGTCGTGCCTTTAGGGCACTTTGGAACTCCGCTGGCAGGCCGGGGCGAAGATAGTCTGCCATTCAAGGAGACATATGGTTCAGCTTAGAGACTACCAAGAATCAGCCGTTCAGGCTGTGCGCGACAGCTTTCGCAGCGGGCATAAGAAAACCCTGCTCGTTTCCCCTACGGGTTCGGGCAAGACGGTGATCTTCAGCTACATCGCAGCGGGCATGGCGCGCAACAACAAGCGCATCCTGATTGTGGCGCACAGGCGTGAGCTGCTCAAGCAGATCAGCGGCGCGCTGAAGAAGGTCGGCGTTTCTCATGCAGTCCTATCTGGCGGGACGCCGGGCGTTCCTATTGCCAACGTGGTGGTGGCATCCGTGTTCACCTTGGTGCGGCGCATGAAGGGCATGAAGCCGTTCGACCTGATCATTGGCGACGAGGCGCATCACTTCACGCCGGACAGTAGCTGGGGCAAGGTCGTCGCCGGCTTCCCGACTGCCCGTGTGCTGGGCGTTACAGCCACGCCTGAGCGCCTTGACGGCAAGGGTATGGGGCAGATGTTCGATGACATGGTGATGGGGCCTACAGTCGCTGAGTTGACCGCTCAGGGCTTCCTGTCGCACGCCATCGTCTATGCGCCAAGCACGCCTGATCTGGGCTCTGTGGGGACGCGCATGGGAGACTTCGTTTCCAAGCAGCTGGAGGACGCGATGGACAAGCCGATCATCACCGGCAGCGCGGTCAGGCACTATGAGAAATACGCGCCGGGCAAGAAGGCGATTGCGTTCTGCGTGAGCGTCAAGCACGCCAAGGATGTGGCCGAGGACTTCCGCAACGCCGGCCACGCAGCCAGCCACATTGACGGGGGTATGGAGGATACTGAGCGGGATGGCATCCTGAAGGCATTCGAGGATGGCCGCGTGCAGATCCTGACCAGCTGCGATCTGGTGAGCGAGGGCTTCGACCTCCCGTCTGTTGAGGTTGCGATCCTGTTGCGCCCGACGAAATCTCTTGGCCTGTTCCTGCAGCAATGCGGTCGAGCAATCAGGCCGCACCCCGACAAGGAGAGGACGATCATCCTCGACCACGCCGGCAACACCGCCCGACACGGATTCATTGATGACGAGCGGGACTGGAGCCTTGCTGACGGGTTCGTCGCGGGCCGTGGCAAGAATGCCGACAAGGTTGCCTCTGTGCGGACATGCACCGCCTGCTTCGCGGTTCACAAGCCGACGCCGACATGCCCCATGTGCGGTCACGTCTATCCTGTCATGGCCAGAAAGGTGAAGCATGTGGATGGCGATCTGGTTGAGACGCGCCGGGATGGCGAGGCGGCAATCGAAACCGCCGAGGACATGATGCAGAAGAGATACCGAGTCCTCACCAGCGTGGCCCGCAAGCGCGGCTACAATAACCCGACGCAGTGGGCATTCAATGTTATTTGCGGGCAGGAGGCATCGCGTCTTGCCAAGAAGGTTGGTATGCGTGATGCACAGACAACCAATGGTTTGACGGCAGAAGAGAGGGCATCGATATGGAAGATGACGATGGGGAAGACGCAGAGTTCCATTCGGTAGTGGTGCCACTATCGCTGATACATGCGCTTACATTTGAGATGCTGGATGTGATCCATCAGTGGCACGAAGACCGGAAGATCGAAGGGATCAGTCACAGGCGATCCTTCGCCGCCATGATAGCTGCCACCGAGGCAGTGATGGAGCATCTGGATGATGACGATGACGCAGAGGAGATGACGCTGCAATGAGAGAGGCTGCAATCCAGCAGGAGATACGCCTCGCTCTGGGCCAGAGACACGACATCATGATGCTTCGAATTAACGTCGGCAAGTTCCGCCCACTGGATGGTGGGGCCCGCGTCATTCAGTCCGCGCCTGAAGGAACGCCGGATCTGCTTGGCGTCATATCACCGGGCCGGGCGTTCGCCATCGAGGTAAAGACAGCGAAGGGAAAGCAGCGCCCAGCTCAGATTGCATGGCAGAATGCGTGGGAAAAGCGCGGCGGAATATACATTGTGGCGCGATCTGTTGACGATGTTTACAAAGGGCTTGACATAAATCCGTAGACATCTGTATGCCAAGTGTAGGCCGACTGGATACGGCCACAAACCGGAGAATATAAATGGCTATTATACAAGTCCGTGACCAGAAGCACTGGCACGAGTTGCGTTCCCAGCACATTGGCGGGAGCGATGTTGCAGCATTGTTTGGGATGTCGCCCTACACGAGCCGCTGGCAACTGTGGATGGAGAAGGCTGGCAAGCTGCCGCCGGAGGACATCTCTGGCAATAAGGCTGTGCAAGCCGGCACGTTCCTTGAGAGCGGCATTGCGAATTGGGCTGCCCACCGATGGTCAATGGACCTGACGAAGGTCGATGACTATTACACGGTCGATGACTGCCCCGGCATGGGTGCGTCATTCGATTACAAGACGAGTGGCGGATCGCCTGTTGAGATCAAGTGGTCTGCCCGTGGCTATGGCTGGCACTACAACGGTGAGGAAATCATCGACGCGCCTGAGAACTATCTGCTTCAGGTGCAGCACCAGCTGGCCTGCACGACTTCGGATCACGCATGGTTGGTTGCCCTGATCGATGACGAGCCGCGCCGCATGAAGGTTCCGCGCAATGACAATATCATTGACGCCATCAAGAACGAGATCACGATGTTCTGGCAGTCGATTGCTGGAGGCTTTGAGCCCGATCCCGATTACTCTACGGACATCGAGGCAATCACGAAGCTCATGGGGACGCTGCCGAAGAGTGATGTTGTCCTCGACGAGGAGGACGCCCCGCTGTTCGCAGAATACAAGGCTGCCAAGGAGGCCGAGAAGACTGCTGCGGCCCGTGCTGATGAGGCCAAGGGTGCGATCTTGATGAAGGCCCGTGCGAAGCTGGAGCTTATGAACACATCGCAGGACAAGGCTTCGGTTAAGTGCGGCGAACATAAGATGTCGATCAGCAATGTCCCAAGCAATCCCGGCAAGGAGATCACGCCTGACATGGTCGGCACCATGACCGGGAAGCGCTCTGGATACACGACAGTAAGGATCACATGATGAAGGACATTGTTATGATGCGGGTGGACAGGAACCTGCTGGCAAGGCTGCGCTCAGTCGCCGCCAAGCACCCGCTGAAGCCCACGCTGCGCGCCACTGTAGAGCGCGCCATCGAATTGATGATTGAAGATTTGGAAGAGGAAATGAAGAATGGCAAATAATGAGATCGTTCCTGCAAAGCCGATGGATCGGTTCAAGCAGGAGCTGGCGATGCGCGAAGGGCATCTCCGCAGTCTTCTCCCGCAGGCCATGACGGTCGATAAGTTCCAAGCCATCGTGGTGGCGGCTGTCGCTGACAACATGGACCTGTTGGACTGCGACCGGGCGTCACTGCTGAAGGCGTGCCTGAGCGCCGCAGAGCTTGGCCTGTCGCTCAACAAGAGCATGGCCGAGGCTGACATCCTGAAGGTCTGGGATGGCCGCATGAAGCGCAACGTCGCCCAGTTCCGCCCGCGCTACAAGGGATTGATGAAGCTGGCGCTGCAGTCTGGTGAGGTTCTGAAGATCGAGAGCCGTCTGGTATATGAGAGAGACGTGTTCGAAGTCGAGGAAGGCATCGAGCCGCGCATCATTCACAAGCATGGCCTGTCGGATCGTGGCGAGAAGGTTGGCGCATACTGCGTGTGGAAGCTGAAGAACGGCGAGACGCAGTTCGAGATCATGAGCAAGGAAGAGATCCTCTCGATCCGCAACCGCTCATCATCGAAGACCAAGGATGGTGTTATCGTCGGCCCTTGGAAGACTGACGAGGCCGAGATGTGGCGCAAGACTGTTGTTCGTCGGGCGACCAAGTATATGCCACTGTCCACTGAGGCGCAGCGCGCAGTGATGGCCGACAATTACGCTGAAGGCGTTATCGAGGCCGATGACTATAGCGGTGATGAAATGGACATCACCGACTTCGACGACGTCCCTGCGGC